CTCCTTGTTGTGGAATCCTCACCGGCACCATTATGTTCATACCAGTCAACCATCACTTCATAAGCATTTCGCACGAATTTAGTCAACAAACGAGGTCCAAATTTCGAAAAATCACCCACACAAACGTATGGGGAAAAATCAATTAATTTCCTCGTCATATTATCCCATTCGATTGAAGTTATGTTTATTCCAACCTGATGTTCTAGATTGTTCCTATGTTCTTGAAAAGCGAGGTTAAAATCCATGAGAAATTTTCGGGCAGAGATTGTAGCATCTAAGGGACTACCTTGGATTAATCTCACATTGTCTAATTTCTCATGAACCAATCTCTCGTCCTTGTGACTAATTTGATAAATTGTCACAGGTACTTCTCCTTTCTTCATCATTTTCTCATTCCGTTCAACCAATTCAAACAAATCCTCATGAATTTCTGTGAGTGCATGCTCTTCATTGAATCTTAAAAGATCACTCTTTCTCTTTGTATTAGTACAACAACACCAAGGAAAACCTGGCGAGGTTGACATTGATATACGAGAAACATGACCTGGGATTCCACAAACAGCTTCACTCAAACTCCTTTTGGATTGAATAGGGATGACAGGGCGACAAAGTCTCCTGAACATCATCTTTACGTCAAACAATGCTTCTTCCATATCTTGTTCTGGAAATTCTTTATGGGGAACATAGTTCCTCAATCCATTTTCCAAAGCTTTCTGTCCTTTGTCACCATCTTGCGATATGTTACAAGGACTCCTTATTGTTCGACCAAATTCCCCGTGACATGCACTTTTCTTAAGTGTGGTTTTAGTTGAGTGGTATAGAGACATTGCTGGATTAATCTCAAATACTTCAACTCCATCAACTTGAATGAAATCTTTCCGTTGCGGATACAGTGTGATGTTGCTGCCTGATACATTGATTGTTTTGAGGTCAAGATTCTTGTAGTATTGCATTACAGAAACCAAATTATCATAGCTAAAAGCATTGAAATAATTGGCTTGTTTGCTAGCTGCACTCAAAAATCCAAGGATCGTTAATGTGTAATCATCAAAAATGATGCTCCCACATGCATTCCTAAACCTCTCAAAATCAATTTGCAAGCATCTGTACCCGTCAAGAATGAATTTGACTTCATTTGCTTCAGTCCATTGACTTATCGAATCCTTCTTGTAAACAACACTTTGCGAGATGTTTGTGACATTGACTGCCTTAAACTCTTTGCATTTTGTGTCTACACCAATTCTCATTGGATCATAAACTTTGAAATTTTCGGGCGATAAATATTGAGAGCCTTCGCTCTTCAACAAATACCGACTTATATTCTCAGTTTTAAACCCTTCGATGTCAATCCTGAAAACAATCATGTCTGATCCACCGGTTTCCACTTGAAAACTGCCACCATTCATTTGCAATAACTGATCTGATGTTATTGTCTTTTCTTCCATATTTCCATTTGCCGTTGTCCTTTTGAGAATGATCTTGCCAGAAAAACTGCCATTGGACTCTCTTGTCATAGCCAGAATTGTGAACATAGAATGAGCTTGTGTCAAATAAAGTTTCCTTCCGACCGAGATACATCGAGCTACGCTGTTTGGTTCAGCTTGTGCCCTAATCTCAATCATAGAATTTTCATAACACTTAAGCATTATATTCTTTTCATTATCCGCCGCTGGAGTAGCCCTGACAAAGTTTTTGTTTGGCACGATCTTTGTGCGTGTTTGAAATCTCGCTGAAAATTTGGTTTTAATGTCACCACTAGTTTGTAAAGCAGGATGACATTTTGACATTTCGTATTCCTCAGGCTCAAAACATATATAATCAGATTTAATGCTTCGAGGTTGGTGTTTTGAGGCAAGTTCAAAATGTTCTTTTTCCATTTTTTCAAGATCGTTTTCCAGTTCGTCTATTATCTTTTCCTTCCGAGCCACCGTCTTTCCAAATTCCCAGACACACATTAAATTGTAACCAACAAGCCCAGCTATAATAGGGGCTATTACGGCTAACATCTTAAGTGCAGTCCTCATACCAACCGCTCTGTTCTCTTCATCCATCTGCTCTCGAATAAGATTCATGAGAAATGCGCGATTTTCTGGGTCAAAGTATCCAGGTGTCTTTTCAGGTAAACGGCCATGAACTTTCTGATAGTCTTTCAAATAGTCAGTTATGAAAGCTGCTTCTCGGAATCTCCAAGTGCAGTTTGCTCCACAACTAACATTCGTCACACCATTTGAAAATCTATAGCCAGTGTCTGTGAACGTCAATAGTAAACCATCAACGTTAAGATGTAAACATTCTGAATAACGAGGTTTGGGTTGATCTTCCAAAAGCAATTCTGTGTGTAACTCATACATTCTGTCCCTTCCGGGTTGACTAAATTCATATCCAACTTCATGTAATGCGTCTTCAATCATGTCTCCAAACATTTTATCGATTAGGTAATTGACACCTCTACCGATCATTGAAAACATAGCTGGGTTCACATTTTCCATTTCTCTTAATCCTTGAATGTTCTCAATGATGTTAGAGAATTTTGGTGTTGAAATGAATTTATTGTACTCGTCTAAGACATCTTCTGAGATAACATAGTCGCTTTTAGCAAATGAACAAAACTGTCGGACTTCTTCCAGAGCAAGTTTATGTTGTGCATCAGTGACTTCGTAATACTGCACTGCTTTAGTCATCAAAACTTCCCGCATTTCGTCGTAGGTTAAATTTTCTTTCAATGAAACTGAATTTGGATTTTCAGGATCGCTTTCCTTAAATTTAAGGTGCGCTCTCTTATTATAATCTTCAGCTGGATTCATTGAAAAACACAATCCACAACCAAATCGGAATTTTGAACAACTTACGCAATGCTTGTATACACTGAAATCAGCGATAACTTCGAACAAAACATTTCTTCTTTTCCAAACTACAGAATCTAGAATACCATTAACTCTAGGATAAGCATAATTGGATGCACAACCAATCAATTTTGGTGTACACAACCTACCCTTATCTTCAAAGGCTTTGGGTGCTGTTGAATCTGCACAACCCTTGAGAGATGATAATCTAGCTGAGTCTGTTTCACAAACATCTTGTCTTTTAGCCCGATTGAAATCATCAAAAATAATGATTTCTTGTCCATCATATTGTTCCCAATATGTTTCGGACTCAGGCACAACATAAACTGGCTTTGTTCCTGGTTTAACCCCAAAAGTTTGATTTGCGATTTCCAAACACAAAGACGTCATCATTTTGGATTTGCCAATTTGACTTTCCCCACCTGCGATGTAAAAACAGAAAGGATCATATTTAACCAGTGGCTGACCAACGAATTTCGACAGATAATCCCTAAGCTTGTACAATCTTGACATTGTGATTTGCGTTTGCCTACACAATGCTGTGTTTCCCTTACTATCTCTAGCTGAATCAATTAAAAATTTTTCTCCAACTTTTGTTAATAGGAAAACGAATGTTGCTGCTTCAGGATTTTGCTTAATTCTAGGCCAACATGCTGGGTTAATAACGATATTTGCATGTTCATTCCAAGTGACCAAATGATCTGATGTAAGCCACTTGTAAAACCTCGAGTTCGGAAAATAATTTTCCATAATATAGACAATTGATGAACGTATAAATTCAAAGATCTTAGAAAAGAATCCTAAAATCTTTGCATGAATAGTAGCTCCATAGGTAAAACCTAATTCGAGCTTAGTTGAAAAATCACCAGTCTTACTCGAAACTTTAAAATATGAACACAATGCTGTTGTTAACATCGAGGCAAGGTCAACCAAAGTTGTTTTTGTTGACATACTTGGGACAACTTCGTCTTCCCATTCGAGATTCACTCCTTTATCAGAAGTAATGGCTTCCCAGACCTTAGTAAACATTCCTTGAATAGAATGGACAGTATCCATATTAAACAAATTAAATGAAACTAAAACCTGGGCACCGGACAGGGCGAATGTTATTGCCGTAGGATTATTTAAACATTGAGCGATCTGCAGGAGTACTGTGGAAGTGTGAGATCCAACTCCAGCCGAACCGCCCAAATATTTACGAAAATCCTTAATCGTTTCTGCTGCGTCACCAACTGAATCAAGTGTGCTATTCAATTTTTCTTGAATATTTTCATTCCAATTGTGGAAGGCGATGTTTGCTTGCTCAAGAGTATCACCAATGGTCATCATGGCTGGATACACTTTTTCTGCATAATAATTATTCCCCAATTTAAGATCGATTGGAACTCTCAAAGGGAAACCATTAAACATGTAGAATTTGGCATCGTTACCAAGAGCTCTCTTAATATTGAAG